TTTCGCAACGGTTGGCGTGGGGACTGTTGCCACGGTACGCCCTTTTTAGATGACTTCGTACATGGACACAAACTTGACCGACTGCACGGCCGCGCCAGAGCTGGTGTACGAAACCAACATCCGATCAGTCGCGGCGTTCAGCGAGACAAACGCGAGGGTCATGGTGGCGGCGCCGGCAACGGGGTTGAGCGAGCCAGAAAGATCATCGGCCGCAAGGTTTGACGACACCGGCAGGCTGATCTCGAACGTGACCGCGCCGGCCCCGGCCGCAGTCACTCCGGCGAGTCCGGCGAAGGTGACAATGTTACCGGCCCTTGTCCAAAAGCCCTTCCCGGCAACCGCCGTGCCGCAGTTCAGCACGGCAGTAACGGTCGGCGTGTAGGTTCCGCCGGACTCAAACGCCTCCAACGCGGCGGAGGCTGCGTTCACGCGAACGCCCTTCAGCGCGTTCGCCGCCAGGGCGGGCATCTTGTCGAATCCCGCCTCCACCGAGGAATACTCCCCGCGCAGGTTTGCCGACAGGATTTCCGAATCGGTCGATGGCGTCCCGGTGGCATTGAAATACTCGTTGCTCATCTGAGTCCGCGCCGTGGCGTGTAGTGAATCGTGACCGTGTTGATGGTGAACGGGCTGTAAATCGCCGTCGTCCCCACCACTTGAAACGAGATGTTTTCCGCCGACCCCTGTAGCTCCACTTCAACCGGCCCGAGCGAGCGGCCATCGTAGAACTGCCCGCTGTCGTAAGTGTAGCCAGCGTCATAGGGGATGGCCCCCGCAAAAGGCACCTGTGCGGTAGTCAACGGCGGCTGCTGCTTGGCAGTCGAATCCCCGTACCCGACCTGGTAGCCGACGCTGAAATCGGCCTGGTTGGAACTCTTGATTTCCAGCGCCGCCTTGCGGTAGCGCTTCAATACGCGCGGGCTCCTGATGCTGTTGAAGTTCAGTTGCAGCATGAATGGCATCGTTGCCCCGTCGAAATTCGGGCCAATGTCCATCTGGTACACGTAGGCGTCCCCGAGGGCGTCCTCCGTGCTGCCGAAAAACCCGATTTCTACGTTCTCGTCGTTCGGCCCCTCGCACCAGCACGTCACTGGGTTCGGGAAAGTCACGGGCATGACGCCGAGCGGCTTGCCGTTTGACATGGTGAGGTACAGGGCGTCGCCGTTTGCGTAGAACACCCGGTACTGCGAGCGCTCGCGGTTGACCCCCGAAGCCGTGGCTGTGCCGCGGTGCGTCCGGATGAACGGCAGGATGTTCGCCGTTATCGAGTTGGACAGAAAGTTCCCGAACCGCTGCGTCACCGCCATGTTGGCGATGCCGGTCGCGTCCAAGGCGTAGGTCTGGTCAAGCACCTGGGCGGTGTAGGACTCGCACCCCGAGCCGCCGTTGAACTCGACCAGTTGCGCATTCCCCCCTGAGCCGAACGACGTGCCGTAAAGGATGAAGGTCGAATTCGGCGTGTAGACGCCAAGCGCCCCTACGGTTTCGTTCCCGGGCAGAGAGGCAATCGCCTTGATGTCATCGTTCGCCAGGTACTCCCCCGCACCAAGCAGCGGGGTCCATGCGTAGGGTGTGGAGATGGCGCTGCTCTGCAACGAGGCGCCGAAGCTGAAAAACAGGTGGTTCTTGTGAACCTTGACGTTTGTTGGCCGGTCAACGGTCATGCCGGTCTTGATCGGCACCATCGTTGTCCCGTCGAACTCGAATCCACGATTCTCGTTGTCGCACCCGTAGAGCTTGCGTGTGGTGCCAGCGCCGAAGTTGGCGGTGTCGGTTTGCACCCGGCCCCCGGGAAGGAATGCGATGACGGCCTGCACCAGCCCACCCGACAGGCCGGCGTTCAATACAGCAGTCCCGCCGCCTGTCAGTGCGCCGGCAATGAAGGCCCCGCCTGATGGGGCGTCCACAATGAACCTCCCCGCCGCAGTGCCGGCGCCCCACGATCCGCTTTCAAGCGAGATGGCCCGCGTCACAGCGGAAACCACCCCTTGAACGATGGCAACGCCAATGACCGGGGATACAGATCCGGTGGTGAACGACACTTCGTAACCGAAAATGATCTTCGTCCATCCCGAGGTGGTTGCCTTGTACATCTCAAGCAGGGTAGCGCCAGCGTTGTCTCTCCACGCGTACAGCACCCCGCTCATGTAGGCGACCCCGCGGATGTCCCCGGACCCCGGCACCGGGCCGATCAGCGCCCGGTAGACATTGGCCGCCGCCAGCGTGTAGGCCGCCCGCTGTTGCGACGTGAGCAGCCCCGAGCCGAGTGCCGTGATGACTTGTCCGGTCGTGAGTGTGTCGGACACCGCGAAAGCCCCGACTTGCTGGGTGTAGAACACGGTGTTGCCGACCACGGCGATTGCGGTGCCGGTCTCGCCGCTGCCGTTGTCCAACGCGTCGCCGACAGCTATCGCCGACGCGTTGTCGAGGGTGAAGGCGGAGAATGTGGCCTCGCTCGGCGCACCCACCCGGCCGTCGGTGCGCTCATAGCCGGCGATGCGGGCGTACCCGCCAGTGATGGCGACCTCGAAATTCAGTGCGCCGCGGGCAACCCCGGGCGGCAGGCTTGTCGTGGGAGTCGTCTGGTCTAGCCCACCCAGCAGGCGGTAGACATCGTAGTCAACCCGAACGGCCCTCACGCCAGCGCAGGCGCCCCGAACATCGGCGGCAGCCCCCAGTTGATGAGCCGCGTCAGGTGCCGGCGAATGATCGTCTTGGCCCGCTCATCGACCTCGGGGGCCGACTCGTAGGCGGCGTAACTCTCCATCGCGTAGCCAACGATCAGCATGTGGAACCGATCCGGGAGGCCATTGCCTGCCGATGAAGGGTCGTCGTCGTCCGCAGACAACTCGGTCGGCGCGCGGTAGTACTCGCCGTTGATCGTGTAAGCCGCATTCGGCGTCGGCCACAGCGCCATGGTCTTGTCGGGCTGGATCGTCATGTCAAGCGGGTAGCCCGTGGACGATCTGAGCGAACTGAATTGGTACGTGTCGCGGAAAGCCGAGTACTCCCAATCGTTCATGAACTGCTCGGCTCCCACACCGGTTGACGTAAGGTAGGAGCGAAACGTGTTCCGCTTCCAGTCTCCAAGGTCACTCACGCCCATCTCGGCAATGGTGTAGGCCGCCTGTGCTGCAACAGTCTGAAACGTCGCGGCCTTGCGCATCCACTGCCAATCCGGGCGGCTTGCCTGAATGTCGATCCATGCCTGGTTGACCCATTGCACGAACCGCTGGCCCTCCATGGAAAGGCCGGTTTGCAGCGTCACAAGATCGCTGCCGCTGACCCCGCATTCGTTGCGGGCGCGGTTGACGAGGGCGAGGTTGTCCACCGCGACGCCAGGTCAAGAACCCATCAGGATTTTCGTCAGCCACTCGGCCCCGCGTGGGGACGGGTCGTGAATCACGCTGAAGGGAAAGCGCGAGCGCGGGTTGCGCACCAGGTTGTTCTTCGGGTGCTCGTCCTGCGGGCTGCCGGTCTCGGTCTGGATGTCCCACGGCACCGCGCGGGCGATGACCTCGACGTACTTGCGCTTGAGTTTCCACGGCATCCCGGGCTGAACCCACTCGGTGACGCCGTTGACCGAGAACTGATGCCACTTCGGAGCGTTCTTCTCACCGGTCTTTTCGAGCCGGATGGTCATGACGTCTTCCATGAAGGACAGTTCCTTCAGGTAGTCCTTGGTCGCGTCCGATGACTCCGCCAGCACGATCGGCTCACCCTCATGAACCAGCACGCTCCCGCCGATGACCGGCAGATCACGCAGTTTCATGTCGCCGGTGTGCGCCTCCTTGCGCGGGCGTCCGACTGGGCGCTTGATGGCATCGACGGGCTTCGTGGCTTCGGCAACAGCGGTTCCACCATCGACGGCGGGGTTGGCTTGACGGGGCATCTGGTTTTCTCCTTGGGCAACAAAACGCCGCCCGGCATTGCGGCCGGGCGGCTCTCGGCGGGTCAGCCCCGCGCGGTCCAGTAGCAGACCTTGCTGGCGGCGACAACGGCAAGCGTCGCGTTCTGCGAGATGAGCACCGTGCGGCCGGTCGTTGCCGTCACGCCGGTTGCGCTCGTCGGGCGGTCAACGATGCTGATGCCCTTGTTGGTCGTTTCCAGCGTGCGCGTGCCGGCGGCGGCTGTCTTGATGCAGGTGTCCTCGGCCATGCCCTCGAACCACTCGACCATGATGCGATCGGTGGCGTTCTCGAAACGCACGTACTTCGGGGTGAACCCGACCGTGAGGGCCAGGTACTCGGTTGCGGTCAGCGCGGTGGCGTCGAGCGTCACCTTGCCGAAAGCTGCCTTCGGGCTGTCGGCCGGGGCGGTGTTGCCCGCCGCGGTTTGGCCCAGGATGTTGACGACAAAAGCGGTCATGATGGTTTCCTTCTGGTGGTGTCGGCGATCAGCCGATCAAGATCGTTGGGTCGAAAGCGCCGACGGGGCTGACGTACTGCGTGGTTGCGGTGCTCAAAACCGTCGTGCCGCCAACGAACGTGGAACTGTGGGTGATGACGAGATAGCCCACGAGTGCCTTCTTCGGCGGGAACGGCGGGAAGACCACCCTCGCCCGCGTCGTGCCTTCAGTCCCCATCGCCACGGTCACAGTGCTGGCCGAGTCGATGAAGAAGCAGAAGACATTGAACGAGTTGGCGGTGATGGACCCGACCAGCGCCGGCATGTCCGTCCCAGCGGCGATCGTGACGGGAACCCCGCCAGCCACACCGTGGAAGGTTGTCGCCGAGCCGATCTGCGCGAGCGTGGTCGTGCCCGCGATTTCGAGCCCAGCGCCGGACGTTGCCTGCGACGACATGCGATCGGCGATTGCCGACAGCATGATCTCCAGCTCCCTGCGAGGCGCACCCTGCGGCATGCTGGTGCAGATCATCTTCACGTTGTCTTGCATGATGTTTTCCCTTCGAGTTGTTGGGGCGGCCCGGCTTTCACCGGGCCATCATGCTCAGGTCAGGATGTCCACGCCGACGTTTCCGACGGCCAGCCATCCGTCGTTCTCGACCATCGCCGCCTTGTACCAAATGGCGCCGTTGTAGCCACGCTGGCCGTGCGGGTCGCTCTTGGTCTTCTGGCCCGGGGGCAGGAAAGTCGGATCGACCGAGCCCTTGCCGCGCACCGCCACTTGGCTCCACGAATCGGCGGCCACCAGAATGAACTGATGAACGTCGATGTTGGTGCCGGTGGTCGAGTACAGCCCGGTCGCGCCAATCGCTGCGCCCGCGTCCTGAATGGCCGGGAACTCCGGGGTCGTGATGAACCGGGTGCGCTCGCACGTACCGAGTTCGTTCGCCATCGGGGTTCCGCTGGCGTATTTCACCGCAGGGGTGAAGTTCGTCAGGTCGCGGATGTCCGGCTCCAGTTCGACCGACACGTAGCAGATGTAGCCCTGCTCGACGGCGGACGAGTTGTAGAGGCCCGAGGCCGACAGGACTTTCGTCACCATCATGCCGTGGTTCAACTGGAGCGACTTCTGCATCTTGCGCAGCAGGCCCAGCGTGATGCCACCGTTCACGGTGGAGCGGCTGGTGCCGGTTCCGCCGTAGAACTGGTTCGTGCCGGCCTTCACCGTGCCGAAGTTGATCATCTCGTTAACCAATGTCATGCGCTGGCCGACCTGTTCGGCGGCGGCGCTCGGGATGTCGTCTTCGTGCAGGTCGTAGGTCTGGTTCGTGAAGCCGTACAGGCACGAGTACTCCTGCATGACCACGGTCACGTCCTGCGCCGTGATGCTGTCCGGCGTGCCGGTGACGCCTTCGGTCGTCAGGTGCGCCGCCACGATGGCCGCAGCGCGGTCGCCGGTGCCGTCCTGGAAAAAGCGGTTCGGCTGCAAGGACGTGCCGCCGTAGGGAATGAACCGACGGGCGATGTACGTCTTGCTCGAATTCTTCGGCAGTTCGACCTGTCGGCCGCCGCGGGTCAGGCACTCCTGAACCATCGCGTGCTTCAGAATCTTGCCGGCGTACTTCTCCAGCCGGCCGGTTTGGGTTGCGTAGGATTGCATGACCATTTCAGGCTCCTTGCGTCTGCTTAGCCTTCTTCAAGGCCTTGCAGGAACGGGTCTTTTGACGATGGCGCCGGTGGATGCCCGCCGGCGCCTCTGGGTGTTTCTGCCGCTGCGAAGCGGTTTTGTCGTGGGGCCGGGGCTGCCCGGCGGGATTGCTTGAACTCGTTGAACGCGTTGATGACGACGCTGGCCTTGGTTGTGTTCCAGAATTCCTCCTGCCACGCTGCCGGCTTTGCCTTGACCATCGCCTGAAACTCTGGCGTCTCGCGCACCGCGAGCCAATCGGGGTGTGCTGCCGTCAGCATTTCAGTGTTCGTTTCCCTGACCGCTTGCTCTCGCGCTTCCGCGATCTGCGCTGCGACCCGAGCCTCAAACTCGCTCATGTCTGGCACTGCTGGCTGGCTTGCTGCCGGGGCCGCGGCTGGTGCCGCCGACCCGCGCTTGCCAAGCGCCGCATTCAAATCCTTGGAAATCGCCTCTGCCACGTCCTCGAATCCAAGTTCCCGAAGGTTCTTGAACCCGTCCGCCGACAGGTCGATCCCACTTCCGCCGTTGCGAAGCTCATTGAGCTGCTGCGTGACCCCGCCAATCGAGCCGAATGCCTTGTCGAGCCCTTGCTTTGTCCGGCCTTCGATCTCGTCGATCTTGGCCGCTCGCTGCGTCAGGTCGTTCCACTGCTCTTCGGTGATCTGGACGTACTTCGGTTCTGGCGTCGCCGCCTGTTCCTCGGTCGCTTGTTGGCTGGCGGCTTCGTCACCACTGGCGGCCGGCGTTCCCGTCTGCTCGCTTTCGGTTCCGTTCAACCCCGCCAGAAAGGCGGCGTCGCTGCCCGTGTCGTTCTCGCTCGCTTGCTCTTGTGCTTCCAAGTCCATTTATCCGCGCTCTCCACTCGATAGGCTGCCGGTGAAGGCTGCCGACCACCCCGTTGCGTTGTCGTATCGGGGCACCGCTTGCCGTCGGCCCTTGCGGGATGGCGGCAGGTTCGTTGCGGGTGTCCAGAAAGCAAACACCCCGCGCTTGGCGGGAGTGTAGTTATTTCGGACAGTGGATTTTCTGGTCGGTGTGGCTTCAGGTGCCTGAATCAGCACCGTCCGGGCCGAATTTCGGCTCATCGCCGAGAGCAATGGCAATTTTCAACTGGTGAACACGGCCGCGAATCTTGGCTGTATGAATTTCAGACAGTTCTGCGTTGTCGTTTTTCCGGCGCAATTCGTCAAGCTCGGCCTTCCAGTGCTCGATCAGCGTCGTCAGCAGCGGTTCCGCCCGCTCGCGCGCCGTCAGGATCAGGGGCTTCACAGCGCCGCGAAATCCTGTTCAAGCGCGGCGATGTCGGCGTCGAGCCCGGGGACGGCTTGTGCTTTGAGCGCGTCCACAACCCGCTTTGGGGTGTAGACCATCGTCCGGCCGTCGATGACGATCGACAGGCGCAGCGGCTTGTTGCCGTCCGCCCGCGCAAGGTTGGCCCAGATCAGCCGCTCTTCGTCGATCGCGGCGATTTGGGACTTGATGTTCTGGGCGGCGGCGAAGTCTTCGTCGGTCATCGCTGAAACGCCTCCCCCTCGGGCGCGCGGCCGGCCGGCTCGATCGCAGGATCGGCTACCTGCGGACCCTTGCCGTCCTTGCCGGACAGTTCGCGCTGGAGATTCAACTCCATCGCAGTCTGCGCCAGGTCGGCCTTCACCTTGTCCAGCGTGATGTTGCGCTTGTTGGCGTAGTCGAGTAACGCCAGCTCGCGCTTGATCGTCAGTTCGGCCATGCGCCCCTCGGACTCGGCGCGCGTGCGCTCCGTCTCGGCAGCCACGTACACCTGGTCACGATCCGTGTCCGCCTTCATCTTCGCCACCGTCGCCTGATCGTGGCTCTGCGCCACCTTCTCGCGTGACGCGGCGTTGATTTGGGCCACGGCAATCGGCGGGGGCGGCTGCTGGCCCTGAGCCATCTCGCGCTTCTCTTCCTCGGTCAGGTCGAACTCGCGCGGGTCGATGCGCTTGGTTCGGCACATGGCATCGAACCACCGCTGCGGGGACTTCTTGAAAACCGGGTTCACCACCATCGCGCCCATTTGCATGATCGTGATGTCCTGAATCGCGCGCTCGATCATCGCCGCGGCGGCGTTGGTGTTGACCTGGAAATCCCCCTTCTCTTCCTTGGGAACCTCCGGGTCCAGCAGCAGCCATTCGTACATCATGTCCACGAGCGGGTTTGTGATGTCGTTGGCGATCCCCTTGCCGACAGCCCGAAGTAACTGGTTAGCGTTGTTGTCCTGGAGCTGCTGCCCGCCAAACGTGTCTGGCGTGGTCTTGCCGCTCTGGCCTTGGCTGATGAGGGGGATGTTTGTCGATTCCTCGGCGAGCTTGAACCCGTACTCGGCGATCGACATGATCGGGCCGGTGACGTTCGGCACGGTGAAGAAAGCGAACGCCTTGCGCACGTCGTCCGTTATGCCGTCGTCGCCTTCGACGGTTCCGAACATCTTGCCCGGGGTCATCGTCCACCCGCCGGAGTCCATGGGCTCCAGCATCTTGCGGTTGACCACCGTAACCACTCCGGCCGACTGCCCGCCGTTGTTCAACATCGCACGCGTTGACCCGTTCACGATGGCCTGCGGCACGTCCAGTTGCTCGGCCACGCCGACACCGGTCCATGAGCCCGAACGGCGACGCCAGCGCCCGACGTGGTACGGGAACGATCCTGTCTCCAACGGGTTCTGCACCAGCTTGATGACGGTATCGTTCACCATCGTCACGATGGCAAAGACCGGCTCTTTCTCGTCGTCATTCTCGCGAGCAGCCAGTTGACCGTGCAGTTCCGGGTTGAACGACGCCACATCGCTGCGGCTCACTTCGCCGTAGAAATACCAGACCGTGAACCTCTTGCGCGCAATGTCTTTGTTCCGCTGGCCGGGGTTCGCGCTTTCCACAAGCGCCTTGTCGGGGCCTTCTTCGAGCACCCGGTCAATCAGGTGCGAGACGTAGTTCGGCTGGCCTTTGAGCCTGCGAAGCGATGCTGGCGACAGGAAATCGCGCTCGAACACACCTCCGCCGTCGTGGATGTTCTCGCCGCAGTCCTCAAACGGGAAGAGATTCCACGGGTCAACCCATCGCGTCACGGGGACGGTCTTCTTGACCATCTTGAGCGAGACGGTTCCGGTTGCCTCGTCGAGCACAACGGCCTTGGCCTTGACGGTCTCCGGCACCGGCCCCTTGAGCACGCCGGTCCCGATGCGAGCCATGTCCTCGCGGACCTTTTCCATCTGGACCGAGTGCTTGCACTCCACCAGCCAATCGTAGATTCTGGTGGCGGCCTTGTCGGCAGCCTTTTCTGCCTTCTCGCTCTCGAACCGGGCCAGGTCAGCCACGGTCAGGGGCACGGACTCCGGCGGCTCTGGCGAAGGCCCGCCCATCATGTCCGGCTCCGGCATGTCATCCGGGCCCGGCTTGCGCATGATCGGCTGGCCGTCGCGCATGACTTGGCGCTTGTCCTCCTTGCCCTCGATCAGGTCGGGAACGGGCGTCGGATCGAGCTTGAACGGCTTGTCGTCAACCGGATCGGTGATTTCCCCGATCTTCGCGGCGCCGGCATCGACGTAGCGCGACGTGAGCCGGACGTAGGCCGTGCTGCGCGTCGGGTCGCCCTTGCCGCCTGAGTCCGACGTGACCGGCGCGGCCATCGTGTTCGGCTTGGCCCAGCGGGCCCCGCCGAACTGCGAGCGGTTGCTGTCGTCAATGCCGAGGTAGGCTTCCTCGTACTTCATCCACAGGGTTTCGATCCCCGATGTTTGCCGTGCGCGAACGGCCTCATCCCGCAGGGTTGCGATGGCCCGCCCGAAGGCCTGCATCGCCGATTCGCGGTCAACGTCCTGGGCACCCAGCGCCTGCTGAACGCCCGGTGAGAACGTGGTTACGTCAACCACAGGCGGGCATCAACCCGAGAACCGGCCAACGGCCACCACGGCAACGCCTGCGCCAGTGGTAACCGCCCACGCCCCCGAGCCCGACCGGATGCCGATCGGTATGGTGTAGGTGCCGACACCGCCGCCGGGACTGTTCGGGAACACCTGGAACGCCGAACCGCTGCCGTCCTTGATCGACACCGCGGCTGTCGCGGCGGCTGTCACGATCAGGACCAGCTTGGCGATGTAGTCGCCGGCCGCGCCGGTTCCGCCGAGCACTTGGTTTGTCTGCGATGCGGCCACCTGCTCATACTCGCCGGAGTGCTCGCCGGAGTACCACTTCACCCCGCTTTTGCTGTCGTGGACGATGACTTCGACTTCTGCGGCCATGGCGGCGCCTCGCTGTGTATTGGCTCGCCTTGACTTTACCTATCCGAGGGGGCCGGTCATGGGGTTAGATGGTTGGTAAGGTGCCGTTTTCACCGATCGTGATGGCGAGCCGCCGACTTTTGCATGGCGCAGCATCATCAGACCGTAGCGGGTGGCGCTCATCAAGTCCTCTTCCAGCTTCACCGCCTTGCCGTCTTCGCGGTGGTACAGCCGGAATTCCTCGAACCAGTCATGCAGGTGTTTGGCGACCTTGAGCCGTCCGGTCTGCATCCGGTCCAGCATCATCATCAGGCCCGCCTCGACGCCGTTCCCGCCAGTACCCTCCTTCTCACCCTTGGCTGGCGCGTGCGTCGCCTTGTCCTTGAGCATGGCGACCCCGTGCTTGCGATACTGCGCCGCCAGGGCTTCCCCGCTGCCCTTGTCGTGCTGTAGCCCGTCATGCGGCCATGCCACCGGTATCCAGTCGCCACGAGCCCGAATGGCGACACTGTGAATCAGCGGGGTGGCTTCGCGCACCCGATAGGCATCGTAGAGATGCACCGTGTCTGTGTCCCGGTCCCACGCCATCCACACCGCAGCGGTCGGGTGGTCCCACCCAAAGTCCATGCCAACGATGCGCGGCCAGTGCCTCGGGATGGACACCGGCGGCTCCATCACAACCTCGTCGGCAACCGGGAAGATGCGCCCCGAGCCGAGCGTCGGCACGCCCAGCGTCCGGGCGTCACGCTCATGCGCCGGGTAGCTGGCGATGATCGCCGCGCGCTGCTCCGGGCTGTAGTGCAAAGCGTCCTGGATCGTCATCGTCGTGACGGCGGACGCGGCTGGCTTCTCTTGCAGGAATCTTCGGACCACGGTGCTCATCCCTTTCAGCGGCGTGAATGTCAGCGTGACGATGCCGCCGCGAGCGTTCGTTCGGGTCAGGCCCTCGAAGTAGATGTCCTCGGGCGGCTCCTCGTCAAACCACACGAAGTCAAGCGTTTCGCCCTGCCAGCGCAACCGGCCCTGGTCGTAGGTCTTGATCGTGACGACGCTTGTCCCGGCTTGAACGTCACCACCACCCCCGTAGCGCACGGTGAACGTCTCGATCAGGTCGGGCACCGAGCCGGCCGCCCGCTTGATGTCCTTGATCGCCTCTTTCGGAACCGCGCCCGTGCCCCACGCGTTTGGGCGGCCCATCAAGATGCGCTGCACCGTGTCGCGGGTGGTCTGCCCAGTTTCCGACGCCACCCAGCCGTTCACCGGCTCATCGAACACGGCGCCACGCCACCAGTCGGGGTAGCGGCCAGTCAGGTGCATCGCGTGCTCGAAGCCGGCGCTCCAAGTCTTCCCGACTTGGTTTGCGGCCACTAACAAGCGCTCTCGAATGCTCAGGGGGCCGCCCGATTCGTGGAACGCCCGCTGCTTCGGGTACGGAACGTAGTCGGCCAAGATGCCCTCGGCCAGCCCCGCGTCAACCTCAGTGAGTAGTCGCGCCCGCTCTGCCGGAGTCAGGGCCCGAAGCGTCGGCAGCGACAAGACGGGCAAGCTCATCGCGCAGCGCCTTCATCTGATCGCGCGGCAGATCGTCCAGCGCGCCGGTCCTGACCTCCTTGCGCTCGATGAACATGCCCAGCTCCTTCCCGATCAGCTCCAGCGCCTTGTTCGCGCCGGCAAGGTTCGCCTTGTACTCGCCGATAGGCTGGCCCTCGTTGTCCACCACGGGGTCGGCGGCCATTCCCATTCCTACGATCTTGGTCAGCCGTTCGAGCACCCATGCCTTGTCTAGCCCCGCCTCTTTGACAACCCGCTCGGCAACCTTTTCATGTTTGGCTTCCTTCGCCGCTCGCAAATGCGCAATTCGCGCGCAAATTTTCGCATCTTTGAGCAAACGATTCGCGGACTGTCCCGATCCTTTGCCTTTGTATCCTGCAATCTCATAGGCGCGGGTCGCGCTCTCCCCGTTGCTCACGAGTTGCGCGAAATGCTCATGCTTTGCGTTGGCGAGCGTTGCGTTCACACTTCGTACTATCGCACAAAAGTTTGCGTTCGCTTACAATGCCGCGCATGTCATGCAACCGAAACCCTGTGCGAGAGAGTGATTGGCCGATCGCTCACGAGGGAATGCAGTTCTCGCCATGACTGGTTGGGCGCCCGGACGCGGTTGATCGCTGCTCCGGGCGTTCGGCCCTCTGCTTGGGGCATCAGTCGTTCGGCACGAGGATGATCTGCGGCGCATCGGCTTCGTTGGCCGCCGGCTCATCATCGGCCATCCCATCCGGCGCTCCGGGGATACCCGGCCCGGCCGCTTCCAGCGCCTGCGCCTGGCTGCCGCCCATCTTCGTCACCATGTCGTAGGCGCGGCGCTGCTCTGGCGTCCAGTGCATCCTAGGGCCGGCGGGGTCGGCGGCTTTGTCGAACAGCGTCATGACGTGGTTCGTGTGCTGGTGAGCCTCGCTCTCTGGGTCGAATTCGCCGTCGTAGCGGACGATGACCTGGATTTTGCCGGGCTCGGTGTCGAAAATCTCTACGGTTGCGCGCGCCATGTCATCCCCTCATCATTCCGGTGGTGGTTGGTTGCGGGCCGGGTTCCGGCTTGTCGCCGTTGAGCCCCGCCATGAACGGGTCGCCGCGCTCGCCGTGCTGGTGAGCGTCGAGCACGTAGCGCAGGGCGTCGCCGATCTGCATCTCTTTCGGCGGGCCGACTGGGGGTAGGTCGTCCTCTTCCACGATCCACAGGCGGCACACGCTGCCGTCGGTGGCGATGCAGAACACCGAGTTGCGCGGCGGGGGGTCTTGCTCGGCTTGGCCAGCCTGTTGGGCACCCATGTCCATGTCAGCCTTTCAGGCGTTGCGCGGCCTTTGCCATGTACTTCTGGCGGGTGTTGTGAAGGAGCGCGGCGAAGATCGGGGCCGCCTGCGCATGGGTCGTGGCCTCTTTGCGGTGGCCGTGCCACCAGATGCCGGCGGCGACGGCGGGGAGCACAAGGCGGCGGCGGATGTCGGCGTCGGGCGGTTGCCGGCCAGCCCTGCCTGCGCCTTTTCCTCGGCGGCGCGGCGCTGGGCGTTGGCAATTTTGATGCCGATCGATTTTATGCCTCGTCTCCAAGCTCCCGCAGGAGCGTCGTTCCCGCAACGTACACCGGGCGCGGCCGTCGGCGGCTGGCCATCTTTTCTTCCGGCCTCTCCCTCGCCAGCAGCCCGGCACAGACCATCAGCCGCAGCACGCGCTTCATCGTGATCGGCTCGGCGCTGAATTTGCGCTCCAACTCCGAGCCGGACATCTTCACGTCGAAACAGCTTGCGTAGAAGATCAGAATTCTTGTCTCCAACGTCAGTGTTTCGTCGCGACGCAATCTCATGAAATCGAATTTTGCCGTTTATTTTTTGGGTTGTCACGATTTAAGTTGACCCCATCCGACTACGCTCGCGCGCTGGAATCTGCGGTATCGCCTCTTGCCGTATCACGGTCGGCGCGACCGTGTGAGACTCAGCCGGCCGGTGACCCGGGCGGCACCATGCGGCATTCATGGGATGTTCAACCTCTCAATCGTGCGAGCCAGCGCGGCCAGCTCAGTCATTTTACGCACGGCCCACGCCCGGCGCTGCCCATGGATGCCCAGCACCGGGCCACGATGGCACTCGATGCAAAGCGCGACCGTCGCGTAGTGCATCCCCTGCTCTATGTGATGCGCCTCGCTCGGGCCTGGTGCGTCACACACTGAGCACGGGAGCGCTTTGACCCGGGCCATGTGCCGGCGCTCTGCCGCAGTGGCGGCGCTGTTCACCCGAGGTAGCCCTCAATGTGTTTGCGCGCCTCGTCCCATCCGTAGGCCACAACCCAGGCATTGCCAGCCCGTAGCAGCGCCGCCCCGTAGTCGGCCTGAGACTGCGACAGCCGGCCGGCGCGTTTCCCGCCCCCCGGCTCGCGCGGCGCTTTTAGCTCGATGTACAACGCCCCGTATCCACCTCTCGGCACGGGCAGGCACACATCGGGCACGCCACGGCGCACGCCCTCGGCCTTGAGCCGGCCGGCCGTGGCTTTGTTGCGATGGCCCCCGTTTGGTACAGCGTACAGCAGCGCAAGCTCGGGGCGCGTGGCCTCTGCAACCACGGCCCAGCGAAATAGCGCGATCTGGTGCGATGACTCAGACATTAGGGTTTGTCCCTACAAGCCGGCGAGGCCCGTTGGCAGGCCGTCATTGCCCGCCCCTTGATCTGCGCGCTTCCCACGCCGCTTTCCCGGCCAGCCGGACACGCTCGGCTGCTTCCGGCCCCTCTCGCTGCGCCAGCGACCACAGATAGCCGTCACGGTCGGATTTTGCAGCCAGCCCGAGGATGTTGGCCACATGCCGAGCGTCGGTTCGTTCGCGCTCGATGCGCGCGAAATGTTCGTCGGCCGGCTCTTGAACGATCTGGCCGTCGCGGTATGTGATGACGGTGGCGGTCATGCCGTCAGTTCCTCGACCACTACGCCACGCGCCGCCGCTGTTGCCATGACAAACTCCAAAAACTCGGCGAACTCCCGTTTCCCCATCTGACTTGTCCGCATCCCGAGGATGACCATTCCCCCGTCGAGGCCCTGCGCGATCCTGTGAGATTCTCGCCGAAATGCCGCGGTCAGAACGTCTTTCCATTCGTCGGGCGTCATCCGCACCCGATCGCCGTTGATCGGCCAGGTGAGTTGTTCCGAGAACGCCTGTAGCCACACCCACATCAGCGCATTCTGCTCGCGGTTGCGGGTCGGCTCCTTGAACTCGACACAGGTTCCAGCCGGGGCATCGACTGCAAACCTCGCCACGCCCTGCCGGGCCACGTCGTGGGCGAGGATGAAGGAGCGAATGACGCTCACACCGCCGCCCTCGCTTCGTTCCCGCCGATTGAATCCACCAGCGCAATCCGACGCCCGATCCAAGCTGCACAAGGCGCGGCCCAGCTATTGCCGAGCGCCTTGTATCGGGGGCCGTCTGCCGCAGGCTTGCCGCGGTGCGGGATCAGCGTGTAGTCGTCGGGGAAGCCTTGCAGGCGCTCGCACTCGCGCGGGGTCAGGCGGCGCACTTGCATTCCAACGGCAGCGGCTTGCGGGTTCTTCCGTTGCAGCGTTTGCGACAAATCCACATCGGTTTGAACGGTGCTCATCTGGCCGCCAAACGCGATAGCCGGCGCATGAGCTCCAGCCGCAAGCGGGTGGCACGGGTCGCCGGCCTTCGGGCTGCTGTAGTTCGCCTTGCTGGTGATCTGCGTTGTGTCGAAAGCGACGGGCAACAACCCGCCGCCCATCGCATCCTCGCAAGTGTTCATGTTGTGCCTAGCTCGCAGAGTGCCGGCCACCACGGGCACCAGCGGCGTGCCGCGCCCCGTGCCGTCCTCGCTGGCGTCGAAGCCTTCGCCGGTCAGGGCGTGAGTGACGACGAACGTTTCCGTCTCCGCGTCGATGCGCTGATTCGAGGTCGTTAGCGCGCGCGCTCTCTCTGGCGCGAGTACCGCGCCGACCCCAACCCCGCCGCGCCCGCCGTTCGGCGTCAGCAGTGCGTTGGCGAGTTCGTCTCCAAGCTCTGCTTGCGGCGTTCCGTCTCGGCCACGGATTGCAATGCTTCGCGCAGCGCGGCCGGCAGTCCCTTCTCGCGCTTCTCTGCGCGGCGCAGGATGCCCGCACAGGCTTTCGCGCTCAAAAAGTACCGCCGCGGCACTTCGCCAGTCTCCAAGACATCCGACAACGAACACACGCTTGCGCCGCTGGGCCAATCCGAAATACTGAGCGTCAAGAACCCGGTAGGCGAACCCATACCCGAGGACGCCCAGGAGCCCGAGGAAGGAGCCAAAGTCCCGCCCTCCGTTGCTTGACAGGACGCCGGGGACGTTTTCCCAAACCAGCCAGCGGGGCCGATACTTTGCAGCAACGGCACCGAAGGTAAGCATGAGGTTGCCACGCGGGTCATCCAGTCCTTTTCGGAGTCCGGCGACGCTGAAGGATTGGCAGGGAGTTCCTCCTGCGAGAACATCGATAGTTGCATCGGGCCAGTCCTTGAACTTGAGCATGTCGCCGCGGTTCGGCACGGTCGAATAGTGGTGCGCGAGCACAGCGCATGGAAAGGGCTCGATTTCACTGAAGAACCGCGCTCGCCAGCCAAGCGGGTTCCACGCGACCGACGCGGCTTCTATCCCGCTACAAACGGTTGCAAAAATCACACCGCCCCCCGCTGCGCCACACAAACCGCGCACCGCATCCGCACCCCACGCC